CGACAGTGGAAGCAACAGGGCTTGTCCCGTTGCGGCATCCCGCAGCGCGGGTAATGTTCCGAACCTCAAACGAATCCCGACTAAACCCGTAAATGGCGTACACGCTGTTCTGCTTGAACACCAGCAGCCTATCAGCATCTGGGAGAATGGCCGTTATATGGTCGCCGTCCTCACCTATGTCGATGTCGATGTAATCAGTTGCCGTCCAGTTCTCCGCTTCGTTGACCTCAGAAAACCTGACCCGATTCTTGTACGTCGTACCAGACTCCAACGTATACGCCACCCACACAAACTGGCCCCACGTTGCCAGATGGCGCGCCGCTGGGAAGTGGCCGTCCGAAGCGTCAATATCTGGCGTTAATGTAGTAGCGTTGTTAGCCCCCGCCCATTTGACCGTCGACTTGGTACCCTCGCTGTTCAGCAAACTGCCGTTGGAAAGGTATGTGTACTCGTTGAACGTGACGCTAGACGGGGGTTGCGAGCCGGAGAAAACAACGGTTGCTGCCGCCGAAGCCACTGCCGAGGTTTCAAAGTTCCCCGCCGCCCCGTTGTTCCAATACAACTTAGAGTTGCCGCTGTCTTTAACGGAAGCCAAAATCTGATTGACTGAAGCGTCCGAATGCTGGTAGATGTCGTAAATCTGATCGCCTAAAGCAGTCACGTTCAAGGCGTCAATGGCCTTGCGGCGCGACACGCCGCCACGAGGGTCAACATCCACGTTCAGCAACGCTGGCGACTCGCTTGGCGACAGGTTGAACTGGTCGGCGCGAAGATTCAAACCACCCGTGAAATCCGCCCGCTCATCATAGCGGTACGGTTCGGCATATCCCGTGGTCCGGACAGCGGGAATAGTGAATGCCACGGCTACTCCCACGAATAGCGTAGACGGGCAGGCATGTATGACTGTGACCGCCAACGCGAAGCGTTGCGTGAATTGAGCAGCAGCGGCTGTGGGGCAGGCGAGTCTTCAAACCGTGCCCGCAGGTTGTCCAGTTCGCCTTGGAACAGGGCAAAGTATTGGTTGCCCATTCCGGCATCTTCCTGCTGCTGGTATGCCCGATACGTCACATACAACGTCAACACATTGTCAAACGGATCAGGCCAGTCCGGGGTGTCAGCGTCTGCTATTCCGGCACGGTAAATGGCGGTGTTGCCGCCGAAATCGATAGCGTCACGATACCCGCGCGCATACACGGTGGTTACCGCAGCAGGGGTGGGGTACAGTCTGGCCTGTAACGTGCCGCCCTGATCGCCCCACATCGACCAATACCACGGATCGCCCGTCGTGTTGGCATTGAGCGGGTACACGATGTCGCCGTCATCCCGACCAATAAACTCCAGCACATGGTCGTCGGTTCTCAGCGATGCCACTTCCCGCAACCCGGGTGTTTTGGGCGCTGAAGCCCCAGAGAACGCCACACCGTCGTGGGTTACCTGAACCCCCGTGGAAGCGTCCCCTCCGATGGCTGCCAGAGAGTAGTCGTTTGTGGACGCAACGGTGTCGAAAGTGACGGACACCTCGTAAAACGGCCACCGTTTTTCGGAGTAGACAACCAGATTGTATCCCTCCCTGATGAACGTATTCATCACGGAGTCAGAAATATCGGTTGTGTCTATGTCGACCACGTTCCGAACGTAGTCTCGCATTTCGCTTAGTTGCACGAATGCCCCCTATTCGGTTGGGGGTTCGACAATTTCAGGGATTGATTCCTCGGATGGTGCCGCCACGAGAGGCTCATGTGGGGGGATGGGGTTCACGCTGTGGATACGCCGATCACGCCCAACGGCGTGCTGCTCGGGTGTTAGCGTCTTATAATTTCCCGCAGGTTCATCTGCAGGGCGCTGCCCTCGCTTGTAAGCGTATGCGAAACCCCGTGCCATGATGCCTCCCGTGGCGACGAACCGTCTATCAGCCCGTGGCGCCGAAGAGGTATCCCTGACGGGCACGGTTGCTGCATGTCANGTTGCCGTAGCACAGCAACTGTGAGAANACAGCNTCCTGATTGGTTGGACGCACGAACGGTGTCGGCTTGAACCAGACATCGCTATGAGCCACCAGTTGCAGGTATTTGGTGTTAAGGAACATCATCTGTCCACTCGTGGTAGCCCCGTCAAAGGTTACGGGTGCGCCCTTGAACAGCAGGTTCTGAAACCCGCCATCGGCCACATCGGTATCAGTGTACCGAATCTGGTCGGCCAACAGCGACTCGTACTTCTCGTACAGGGTCTGTGTGGTAATGATGATCGTCGGCTGGTCGTTACCAACCGAAACACTATTGTAGACGTTCGCCATCGTGGTCTGTGTCAAAGCGCCATTCTCGTCCGTCTCGGTGGAAGACCACCACGAGTTGCCCGAATCTGTCGGGTCGATTCCACCAAGCGACGTGTTGGGCTTGGCAACAATCAGGTGCAGACCATTCCAGTCCTTGCTGCTGTTACCAGTACCATCCGCCCAGAACATGGTGTTCATGTTCTCAATCACCGTCTCCTGCGTCTGGAAGATTTTGCCTTCCAGCAGGTCGATGATGGCGGCTTCGCCGTTGTTCTTGGCCTCTTCGATTCCGGAGATTGTTACGGTGGCGGCATACTGCTTCCAGTCGTACTCAGCAGCCGAAATGCCTGTCTGAGCCGTAATGTCAATAGTATCCACGCCGCTGTAAGAACCAGCGGTTGAGTTTGTCCCGTAAATAATCGGGACGACGATCTTCGCACCACCTGAAACACGCCGAATTGTCTGACCATTCGTCAAGGCATAGAACAATGGCCTAGCCGAGAAGATGTTGTCAGTAAGTTTCGGGATGTAGTTTTTCAGGGTGGTGGACAGAATCTCGTCAAAGTTGCTGTTACCAGCCATGTACTGTCACCTCACTCTGTGTCATGAAGCAAGTTCCCGCTTGGCGTTCTCAAACGCCTGACGGATAGAAGAAACCTTTTCCGGAGCAGCCTTAGAAGAACCCGCCTGCTTAGACCCCGAAGGAGTCACCACACTAGCGTCCCGTTTTGCTTCCGTTCGCCCCTGTTCTTGCTCCAACTTGTGCGCCCGCTTTGCCACATCGTCGTAACGCATGTGTGTCAGTGCCGCCTCCAGATTCGTGATCTGGTTGGCTAACGCATGTTGGAACAGATCCTGAGCGTCGAAATCGCCGTACTGCCCTTTTAAGTTTTCGACTTGCTTCTCTACTAGTTGTCGTCTGTGAACGCGGTCCTGTGCGGCCAACCGCTGCTCCAGTCCTCGGATACGATCCTCGGTGGGGTCAGGAACGTCATCGCCCCATGCCGCACCGTAAGGGTCAACCTCAGCCGCTTGTGACGGCTGTTTAGTCGAAACCCCGAATGCATCCGCCAACGCCGTCAACGTCCCATTCGGGTCCGCCTCCAACGAAGTGACTATCGCTTCGGCTTGCTGCAACCTCTTGCGTTCGGATGCCAGTTCCTGCGTCTTACGGGTGTAATCCGACTGTCTCTGGTATCCATCCCGAAGTTCGTCAAGGCTGACCTGCTCTTCCGAACCGTCCACCTTCACGGTGTACGACCCAGCGGGTTCCTCTGAAACCTCACTTAAAGATCCCGGACTGTCCACCTCAGTGGGTTCCGTCGCATCTTCCATTCTATTTCCTCCTGAGAGTCCGTTCATTGAACGATTGCTCTCTTCTACTAGGGACCACCTGTCCCAAGCGATCTACAAAGTATTCAAATCCACACCCATTTGGTTCTGCAACTGCGCCACCAACTCCGGCGGAATACCACCCATCTGATCCGGCGCACCCTCAGCAGCCATCGGCATACCCGCCCCATTCGGGGGCGCAGGCATCCCCTCGGNGCCTGCGGGACCTCCCGGGCCTCCGGGCATCATCGGTGCCTGTTGCATCAAAAACTTGTCAGGATCCTTGATATCGAAGCCACGTTGCAGCACATGCCTAGCAAGCGCTGTCGGATCGATCACGGTTCCCACCAGCGGACCCATAGCGTTTAGCAACGAAACGGCCTGCTGTTTACGAATGGTGTCATTGGTCGGCTGCGTTGAACCCCCCTCAACGGAATAGTCGTACTCCCCGACGATGTCATCACGGGTATACGTCACAAACAGGCTTTCGCCGCCACGGCCCACCACCCGGGCAACCTGCTCACCCGTCATAAACTGCTGCATCAACTGGATGATTCGCCGTGCCACATGCCCGATTCCCAACTCCACAATCGCCAACTTGTCCGCAGCGCGGGCGTTGCCAGCGTCAGCGATCAAACTTGCCTCAGTGGCAGTGCGTCGAATCTCGGGGAACTGTCCCCGGGCATACTCAGACACGCCCGAAACGGTGTAAATGTCCTCTTCGATGATTGACGACGTATTGTACACCTCAGGCGAAAGCGGCGTCTGCGGCATCGGAACCACAACCTCCGACAAAGGCTTGTTCTCGTCCACAACGGGGACAAGCCGACCGTCCTGATCGGACTCCAACGCTTCACGCCCCTCAGGACCAAACGACCGCTCATGGTACAGGTACTTGCGGGCGTACCGCTTCCTAGCGTTCACCAACTGCGAACGGGTCTTATCCAACTCCAACTGCAACGACTCAATGGCTTCCAGATCACCCATCGGGTAGAAGTAGTCGGGAACGTCATAGTTCCGTACCATCACAAACGGCTGCCCGTAGGCATACGGCATGGGGATCGGATCCACCAAGAACTCGTCACCCGTCAACGTCGACACGCTCATCGTATTATCAGCAATATCGTAGTATTCGTAGATCCCCACCCGTTCCTCTTCCAGAAGGAACTGCTCTCGTTCCTGACGATCAGATGATTCGTACATCGGGTACAGCATCGCATCGGCGGTTAGCCGTTTCCGAGCCGACGGCTTATAGTTCTTATCCGTCTTGGCATCTTCCAACCTGCGAACAACCCGCTGAGCAATCCACTTCGCATCCTCCATGCAGGTTGCTTCCGGGTCAACAAACATGTCGAACGGAGAGATCCGCTCCAAAAACGGCTGATCCTCCACGATCATCATGCGGGTTTGNGGCACCATTGCCAACATGTCTTCCTCGCTGGGTAGACCGCCAGCCAAGTCCGGGTTCTGCGCCCCGAACAGGTCCGCCTCAAACAGCGCATCTTCGGCCAGTTCCTCACGCTCCGAATCACCCAACGAGCGTTCCTGCTCTACGAAGTTCCACCCAACCTTCAACCAGCCGTGGCCGAAGATCAGAAAATCTTTGATAGAGCGCCGGAACGGCTTACGAAAATCGTGATGCCGCCACATGTAATTGATGACAGCCTCAACGAACGTGGCCCTATCGGCGTCCTGTTCCAATGTGGGAGATACCACAATCTTCGGGTGGTTCACCGACACAGACGGCGCAATAACGTTAACGGTGCTAAAAGCAAGGTTAACGGCAATCAGATCCTCGCCACTAGCGGTGGTACTAGGCCAATGCTTGCCACGGTACAAATCGTTCATGCGACGCCACAGGCTGTCATAGCCCATCTCGTCACGCCAACGCGCAGACGACCTTAAACGCCGTTGAACAATCTCATGCCGCTCAACGCGCGTCTTGCGGGCCATCAGAAATACGCCTTATCTGGCAGACGTTCGATGTTGCGCCCCTGAGATGCTGCCTCCGCCTCGGCCTTTCGGCCGCGCTGATTGCGCGTCAGGTGCTGTTCGTCTGGGGGCAGCAGAGAGCGGGAGCCCGCTCCAGTTGCGAAGCCGATACCAAGCAGTTTTTGACGCCGCTCCCACAACTCATCCAACTCGGCACGGGTCAACGTCCCACGCAACCCCGCGACGTAACCGCAGAACTCGCCATAGGTCGCCTCCCGGGGGAGGACGGCCACTATCCGGCGTTGTGGCCGCGTAGGCGAGGCTGTGGCTTCGCTGGCTCAACCTTACCAGTCTGTCCATGCTGATTGAACGGAGTTTCACGAACACCGACCTCGCCGTAGCCGCCAGTCTGCTGGGCGTACTTCGGGCTGTCGAAGCGCTGCTTCGAAGAGTTCGGGGACGCTGTCTTCCAGATCGGGTTGGACACCACGGACGCGCCGCGCTCCAACTGGTTGTTCTGGCCCGTGCGACCGTCGATGGTTTCCGTACCGCTCGTAAACGACACAAAGTTCTTTGCCAAGGTAATAACCTCCAATAAAGCCTCTAAAGGCTATGTTCAGACTGTCCCACGCACCGTATGGACACCGATGTTCAAATCCGGGTTCGGATCCTCCTTCACCATCCTAGCGAACCAATCGACAGTCCAATAGTCGTCCACCTTCGGCGCAAACTCGGGCATAAACGCGTACTGGCGCATCTCATTAGACAACGCCAACGCCATCACCCTGTCATCGTGCGGTGAACCACCCATCGAACCCCGCTCATTCCGCACATAGGTTCGCAACTCCGCCAAAGTATACCGATCATGGATCGTCAACTCGCCCGCCCGCAACGCCATCCCCAAATCGTCAATCAACAACGGCTTCGACGTGCGCGTCGTCTTCCAACCAAACTCCTGCGACACCTTCGTAGTCGAACGATTCAACATCCGCTTCCGAAACAGATTCGGATGCCCCAA